TTTAGTTTTGGTGATGGAACATTTAGTATAAGTCAGCTAATGACAGATGCTTGGGCTAGTGTTACAAGCTTCTTTAGTTTTGGTGGTGAGGAAGGTGGAACATCATTTAGTATTTCGGCACTTGGAACTGCTGCCTGGGAAGTAGTAAAAGGTTGGTTTAGTCTGCAGGTAGGACTTGTTACAGGGTTAGCTGATTTGGCAATCGGCGCTTGGAATACAGTAACAGGCTGGTTTGGCTTTGAAGGTATTAATTTTAGCATAAGTCAACTAGCAAGTGATGCTTGGGATACTGTTACAGGATTCTTTAGTTTTGGTGGCGGAGGAGAAGAAGGAGGAACATCGTTCAGCATTACTAGTTTAATGACAGATGCTTGGGCTAGTGTTACCAGTTTCTTTAGTTTAGAAAACTTTACTATACCTAGCATAAGTGATATGTTTACTGGAATTATAGATGCAGTAAAAGGATTCTTTAGTTTTGATTTTGAAATGCCAAATTTCAAACAATTCTTACCTACGTGGCTAGGCGGAGAAGGCAAGTCTTTATTTGGTGGCGGTGGAGAATCAACAGCTTCTGCGCCTGAGCCACCTGATACAACTCCTGCTACAGAAGGAGGAGCAGCAATTGCTGATGCACAAAGTGCTATTGCACAGTTTGCATCATTACCTGATTTACAAAACAATTTAGATATTTTAAAACAAGGACTTGACGTAGAAGGTGTAAGAAGTTATACTTTAGCTATGGAGCAATTGGTAGACGTTTTAGGTAGACTAAATGAAACATTAGCTGAAGATAACACAGGTATGTTTGGCGGAGGCACTGGTGTTGCCGCAGCAGATGTACTAGGTCAAATAAATTCAGCCACACAAGGTGGTACACAAGCATCTCAACAGTTAAATACTTTAATGTCAGAAATGCTTGTTGTATTACAAGAGATGAGAGATTACGACGAACAAATAGAAAAGAATACCAAGCGTACAGTAGGCGGATCAAATTTAGCATCAGGTCAAATTAGTGCAAAGGCAACATATTCTTAAGGAGTAATAAATGAGTTGGAAAAAATATTTTACACCGGTACCTACAGGAAATAATCCTAGCGGGTCATATTCTCCTTTTACTAATGCTAGTTCAGGCGGCAATATGGCAGGACCAGCACGATCAAATTATTCGTCATATCTTCCAGATGTATATGTAGGTTCACCTAATCGTGTAGAACGTTACGGACAATATAATACTATGGATTTAGATTCAGAAGTAAATGCTGCATTGGACATTCTTGCTGAATTTTGTACACAAAAAAATAAATCTAATAATACACCTTTTATTATTGACTTTAAACAAAAAGCAACAAATTCAGAAACTACTATTATTCAAAAATATTTACAACAATGGAATAAATTACAAAATTTTGAAACAAAAATATTTCGTGTGCTAAGAAATGTATTCAAATATGGCGATCAATTCTTTTTGCGTGATCCTGAAACAAAACGTTGGTTTCACGTTGATCCTGCAAATGTAACACGTATAATTGTAAACGAATCAGAAGGAAAAATTCCTGAGCAATATGTAGTAAAAAATATTAACTTTAATTTTAAAGATGGTATTGCAACTACTCCGTATCAAACAAACGGCAACATTACAGGCGGTGGTGGTTCACAATATCAACCAACAGGCGGCGCTAGAGGAATGGTTGGACAACCACAAAGTTCTATGAGCGGAAGTCGTTTTACAACTGACGACGGCGAAGTTACAGTTGATGCTAAACACGTTGTTCATCTTTCATTAAGTGAAGGCTTAGACAACAACTATCCTTTTGGTAATTCATTGTTAGAAACAATTTTTAAAGTTTACAAGCAGAAAGAACTGCTTGAGGATGCGATTATTATCTATCGTGTCCAACGTGCGCCAGAGCGCAGAGTATTCTACGTTGATGTGGGCAATATGCCAAGTCACTTGGCAATGCAATTTGTAGAACGTGTTAAGACGGAAATCCATCAAAGAAGGATCCCATCGTCAACAGGGGGCGGTCAGAATGTCATAGACTCATCATACAATCCTCTATCAATCAACGAAGACTACTTCTTCCCGCAGACCGCAGAAGGTAGAGGCTCTAAAGTTGAAACGCTTCCAGGTGGCACTAACTTAGGAGAAATTGATGACCTTAGATACTTTACTAATAAGTTGGTACGCGGATTACGTATCCCAAGTTCGTACCTACCTACTGGAGCAGATGATTCAGCAGCACAATATAATGATGGACGTGTGGGAACAGCATATATCCAGGAGTTACGCTTTAATACCTATTGTGAACGTCTGCAAAACTTAGTAGTTGAAGAATTTGATCAAGAGTTTAAGCGTTATTTGCTTGAAAAAGGAATCAACATTGATACAAATATGTTTGATTTAAAATTCCAACCACCGCAAAACTTTGCAGCATATCGTCAAAGTGAAATTGACAACGCTCGTGTTCCTACATTTACACAGATGAGTGCTATACCTTATATTTCAAATCGTTTTGCACTCAAACGTTTCTTAGGACTTACCGAAGAAGAACTAGCACAAAACGAACGATTATGGCGTGAGGAAAATGATGAAGAATTACAATCTAGTGCAGCATCTTCTGATGCAGAACTTAGAGATGCAGGAATTAGTTCAGCAAGCATAGGATCTGATCTAGATAACATTGAAGATGAAGCACCAGACACAACACCTTCAGAAGATGGTGGATCAGATGCAGGTCCAGAGTCTGCTACAGATGCAGACATAGGAACTTCTGCAGGAAATACAGAACAAACTTTATAAATACAATATGATATTACGAGAACTATTTTATTTTGATCAAGAAACAGTTGAGCCTGTAGAAGATAAAAGCTACGAGGCAGATATCGACGACTCACCTATGCAAAAGAATGACACTCGTAAAACTAGATTGTCGTTACGTCAAATCAACAGAATCCGCAAAGCTTCGGAGATACATACAGAAGAAAAAGATAAAGAATTAACCTTTATTAGACAAATGTATGGAATGGCTGCTCAAGCAGCAGCTCAAGAAGGCGGATTATAATGTGCATCACAAAACAGCGTTTGTAATCGGCAACGGAATAAGTCGCCGAGAAATTAATTTACTTGATATAAAAGACAAAGGTATTACTTTTGGTTGTAATGCTTTGTACAGAGAATTCTCACCTGACTACTTAATTGCAGTTGATGTTAAGATGATTGTTGAAATAAACAAATCTAGATATCAGTATGGCAACGAAGTATGGACAAACCCTAATAGAGCATACGAAAAGTTTACAGGATTTAATTACTTTAATCCTGCAAAGGGATGGAGTAGTGGACCAACAGCATTATTCTTAGCCTGTGAACAAAAGAAATATAATAAAATTTATATTTTAGGATTTGATTACATAGGTGTAAACAACACGCTTGTTAATAACATGTATGCAGACACTCCTAATTATAAGAAAAGCACAGACAAAGCAACTTATTACAACAACTGGTTGAAACAAACTGTTGCTGTAATTGACAGTAATAAAGACATAGAATTTATCAGAGTTATGGATGATGAATTTTCTTTTGTACCAAAAGAGCTAACTAAGTTAAATAATTTAAAGCATATTACAGTAGAAAAATTTAAAGAAATTTACACTTTAGACTAAATTTTAATTTTTTTAGTCATTTTGAGCCTATTTTCGCCGGTTTTTTAACATCTTTGTTAAATATATAATGACAGCCCCACACCTCTCTGGTGTGTATACAATTTATAGGAGTAAAAAATGTCAGATACAACAAAATTTGAGAAGATGCTAGAACTTCTTGTCAACGAAGACAAGGAAGCAGCACAAGAATTATTTCACGAGATTGTAGTAGAAAAATCACGTGATATTTATGAGTCATTACTAGAAGACGAAGCAGACGTAGAAGAAGCAACTGATGAAGAAGTTGAAGAAGCTGCTGACGAAGAAGTAGATGAGTCAGAAGACGACCTAGACGAAGCAACAGATGAAGAAGTAGACGAGTCAGATGACGAAGTTGAAGAAAACTTTGATCTTGATAGCTTTGAAGTAGAAGCAGACGACGACATGGGCCCAATGGACCAGACAGGCGACTTAGCTAACGACTTAGGCATGGACATGGACGACGAAGAAGGCGACGATGACGAAGGTGAAGAAGGCGATGTTGAAGATCGTGTAGAAGACCTAGAAGATGCGCTAGAAGATCTAAAAGCAGAATTTGAAAAAATGATGGCTGGTGACGAAGGCGACGATGATATGGACGACGAAGAACCAGAAGAAGAAGCATTTGCATTTGAAGCAGATGAAGAAGTTGAAGAAGCATCAGACGAAGAAGTAGACGAAGCATCAGACGAAGAAGTTGAAGAGTCAAAAGAACCAAAAAGCGCAGGCGAACAAATGCGTGAGTATGTAGAAAAAGTATCAGCAACAATGGGTGACAACGGTGCAAACACTAAGTCAGCAGTAGCTGGTAAAAATGACATGGGCGGTACTGCAGGCAATATTGCACAAGGCGAAAGTGTTGACGAAAAAGGCACAGGAGCAAGTGCACCTAAAGAAGATTCAGCAGGCAACGTCAATGTACCAGGCGGCAAAGCAGCAAAAGCTGGCAAATCAGAGCCAGGACACGGTGCTGAGAAAAAAGGCAAGCCTGAGCAAGCAGCTGATAAAAAATCAACTATCGGCAGCTAAAAACGTAAGGAAAACTGAATGAAAAACTTACGAGAGCATTTGACATTTGATCAAGCACAAATTGTGCTTGAGAACGCAAACGAAGGCAAAGATCTTTATATGAAAGGTATTTGTATCCAAGGTGACGTTCGCAACGCTAATCAGCGAGTGTATCCTGTAAATGAAATCGGCAGGGCTGTCAAAACTCTCAACGATCAATGCTCGAACGGATTTAGTGTTCTCGGCGAAGTTGATCATCCAGAAGGACTTAATATAAACTTAGACCGTGTAAGCCATATGATTACAGAAATGTGGATGGATGGACCAAACGGTTACGGAAAACTAAAGATCTTACCAACCCCTATGGGACAACTAGTGCGCACTATGCTAGAAAATGGTGTAAAACTTGGTGTTTCATCAAGGGGCTCTGGTAACGTATCAGACGACGGCAATAATGTTGTCTCAGATTTTGAAATAATCACCGTGGACGTTGTGGCACAGCCTAGCGCCCCTGGTGCATATCCTACACCAATATACGAACATTTAATGAATGTTCGCGGCGGGATGAAGGCATACGAATTAGCACAGGCAACTAAACATGATACAAAGGCACAGAAGTATCTTAAGGAATCGTTGATTAACATAATCAACAAACTCCAATAAACTAGGAGAAAGTAATGATAGATGCACTGAAAACACTTTTCGAAAACGATGTTGTTTCAGAAGAGATCAGAGCACAAATTGAAGAAGCTTGGGAAAGCAAAGTTGCTGAAAACCGCCGTGCTGCAACTGCTGATCTTCGCGAAGAATTCGCACAGAAGTATGAGCATGATAAGCAAACAATGGTAGAAGCAATTGATACAATGCTTTCTGAGCGCCTCGAAGCAGAAATTACCGAATTCCAAGAAGACCGTAAGCAATTAGCCGAAGCAAAAGCAAAATTTGCAGTAGCTCAACGTGAAAATGCAGATCTTCTTAAGAATTTTGTTGTAGAACAACTACAAACAGAAATTTCTGAACTACGTGCAGACAAAGTAGCAATGGCTGAAAATTATGCCAAGCTAGAAGAGTTTGTAGTAGACGCTCTATCAAATGAAATTGCAGAATTTTATGAAGATAAAAAAGATTTAGCTGAAACAAAAGTACGTTTAGTACGTGAAGCTAAGACACACTTTGCTAAGGTCAAAAAAGACTTTATCGAAAGAAGTGCTACAGCAGTATCTGAAATGGTCGGTGACCAACTTAAGAGAGAAATGAATGCTCTTAAAGAAGATATTGACACAGCACGTAAAAACGACTTTGGTCGTAAAATATTTGAAGCATTTGCAGCAGAATATGGTACTAGTTATCTAAATGAAAAATCAGAAACTGCTAAACTTCTTAAAGTTCTTGACGCAAAAGACAAGCAACTTGCAGAAGCAAAAGCATTTGCAACAAAAGCAAAAGAACTAGCAGAATCTAAAGCAGCTGAAAAACAGCGTCTTGAAGAATCAGTTGCTAGAGATAAAACTATTAATAGCTTGATTGCTCCTTTATCTAAAGAGCAAAAAGAGATTATGACAGACTTACTGGAATCAGTACAAACTGATCGTTTACAAAAACAATTTGATAAGTACTTACCATCAGTAATTGATGGAAATACTCCAGCAAAGCGTAAGGCAGTAATTACAGAAGGCACAGAGGTTACAGGCAACCGCACAGAAACATTGACACAAACCAAAGCAGACGAAACAGACAACAATGTTGTTGACATTAAACGTCTTGCTGGATTAAATTAAGGAGATAATGATGTCAGAACTATTAGAAAGCCGCTGGCAGGACACCAAAACTGCTC